TTTTGTACCACTAAATCGATTCCAGTCAGTTGTAACAAATCTGACTGGTGAAGAAGATGAAATATATGTAACACCATTAGGTGTATCATCAATTGTGTTATCAGCTCAAATTACTAATAATAGTTTGAATACACAACCTGTAACTATTTTTGTAACATCTAATAGAGAATTGCCTGTACCATCGTTTGAAGGTCTTTATATTGGTTCTTCTTTTTATACAGGTTCAACTAATTTAGAAAATTTTAGTGGTAGTTTTGATAGTGCATCTGCCCTTCTTACTTTGAATAGACAGTTTATTCGTAAAGAAGTAGCAGCATATACATCATTTCAAAATAATTTGCAAGAAACTCCATTTACGTTTGTATCTTCCCGTTTTGAAGATTATGCATTAGGAGCAACCGATGCAATTACATACGATATAGCAAATTCAAAAACAATTAGAACAGATAAAGAGGCTAGAAATTATTTTTCAAAAAATGGTGTAAATACTATAAAGACTTTTTACGATGAAGAATATTCATCATCTTTATTTGCTTTAGATTATATTGGAAAATTAGCAGGGCAAATTATAAAAAACCAATCAGTAACAGGTTCATCCGAAATTGGTAGATTATATCAAACAGCAGTAACTCAATCATTTAATTCAACTCTTGCAATAAGCGGTTCTGAATGGAGTGGTTCTAATTATGTTATAACGGAATTATTGGGTGTTATACGAGATACAATAGAAAATCCTAATTTAGTAGCACAACCAGCTATAAAATTAGTAACAAATGTAACCATACCATCAGCCGATTCACTTTCACCCGTTGTAAGTGGTAATATTTATAAGGGATTCATTATATTTATAAAAAAGCTGGAAAGTAAAGAATGGCAATTAGTAATCTATTAACAGGAAGGGTAAGGGTAGTTTCACCTAAAAATGTAACATCAGATAGGTATCAGTTTTTGGATTTATCCCAAGCTGAACCAAATTTAGGTGTCCCTAATTTCTCCGCATCACTTTCTGGTTCTCCAGCTATCGTAGTTTCAGATGACCAGGGTAATAGAGGATTTGTAAGAAGTTTAGATTTAGATAGAGCAACTGGAGCATTCACAGGCTCATTTACTGGTTCATTTACTGGTTCTTATTTTGGAGATGGTAGAGATTTATTTAACCTACCAAATGCAACATTTATAGCAAGTGGTTCATCTACTGCATCTTTTGTAGAAGGTGATTTATTAATTAATACAAATGCTAGAGTTCAGGGTGATTTATATGTAGATGATACAATTTATGCCGAAAGTATAATTGTATCTTATATATCATCTTCAATAATTTATTCGTCTGGTTCTAATGTTTTTGGTGATAATTACAATGATACACAACAATTTACTGGTTCTGTATTAGTTAGTTCATCTATTATTGTAAATGATATTACAGCATCTCAATCAATTACTGGTTCATTTACAGGCTCTTTCTTTGGAGATGGTAGAGATTTATTTAATTTACCAGTTGCAACAAAACTAGCAACCGGTTCTGTAACTGCATCTGTAACTCCAGAATTTGGATTTAAAGTTGAATCATTGGAAAGCGGGTCATCGTTTACGGGTTCTCTTTTTGTTAGTGGAAATGTTGAAATTCCATCTGGTAGTGGTTTCTTTAGTGGTAGTGGTGAGGGTTTATTTAACATTCCACTATCAGCACTAAATATAGATTCTTTAGTTGCAACCAAGATTGCAACTGGTTCTGTGACTGCATCGGTAACACCACAAATAGGATTTCAAGTAATATCGGAACAAAGTGGTTCTGAATTTACTGGTTCGATTAATATTAGTGGTAGTTTATTTGTATCACCATTTAGTGGTTCTATACAATTAGCATCTGGTTCGAATTATTATGGTGAAGGACAATATTTAAGAAATATACCTCGTTCGGCATTGACTGAAGATGCATTAATTTCAGCAGAAATAAAATCTGGTTCTGTAACGGCATCCGTATCTCCTAATTTTGGATTTGTAGTTAAATCACCTGATAGTGGTTCTGAATTTACTGGAAGTGTTGATGTTAGTGGTAGTGTAACTGCATTTGCATTTATAGGAGATGGTTCTCAATTAACAAACGTGCAAGCCGCAGCAGCTCCTAGAATTGAATCTGGTTCTGTAACTGCATCCGTTTCCCCTAACTTTGGATTTAAAGTAGAATCAATAGATAGTGGTTCTCAATTTACAGGCTCTATTAATATAAGTGGTTCTGTATTTATTCCATCTGGTAGTGGTTTCTTTAGTGGTAGTGGTAAGGGGTTATTTGATATTCCTTTTACATCATTTACTGGAGATGCGTTTAGAATTGCAAGTGGTAGTGTAACTGCATCTGTAACTCCTGAATTTGGATTCAAAGTAGAATCAATTAGAAGTGGTTCTCAATTTACTGGTTCGGTGAATGTAACTGGTTCTATTTTTATACCAACTGGAAGTGGATTCTTTAGTGGTAGTGGTAAAGGGTTATTTGATATACCTCGTTCGGCACTTACCCCTGATGCATTATTATCAAATTTAATAGCAAGTGGTAGCGTTACTGCTTCTGTAACACCTGATGATGGGTTTAGGGTAAATTCTTTGGAAAGTGGTTCTAAATTTACTGGTTCTCTTTTTGTTAGTGGAAATATTGAAATATTAACAGGTTCTTTTTCTGGTAGTGGTAAAAATTTAAGAGAAATTCCATTGACTGCTATACCTGATTTGGATTTATCAAAGATTGGTAGCGGTTCTGTAACAGCATCTATTAGACCTAATGAAGGATTTAAAGTAAATACATTTTCTACCTTTACGGGTAGTATGATTATATCAGCATCGGCGATATATTTGCCGAGTGAATCAATACAAACTGTATTTAATGTAACCAATAATGGAGTTAGTCAATATGTTTTTACTGGTGCAATTAGTGGTAATAATCCAAGATTAACTTTAGTAAGAGGTATAACATATACATTTAATGTAAACGCACCTGGTCATCCTTTTTGGATTAAAACTTTAGAAACAACTGGAACTGGGGATGCATACAATGATGGTGTAACTAATAATGGTGATGATGTTGGTGTAGTTACGTTTACACCACCAGCTGGTTCTCCTAATATATTATATTATATTTGTCAAAACCACTTCGCAATGAAGGGTATTATTGATATTGTTGATAATATTTTACAAAGAGGTCCTGATGTCATAATTAGTGGTAGTTTATTTGTAAGTGATAGAATTGTAGCAAGAGAAGTAACGGCATCAATTAGTGCATCATATATTCAGGGAGATGGAGCGGGATTATTTAACATTCCTCGTTCAGCGTTTACTGGAGATTCATTTAGAATTGCATCTGGTTCGGTAACGGCTTCTGTTTCACCTGCATTTGGATTTAGGGTAGAATCTACTGGAATTGGTTCTGAATTCAGCGGAAGTATTAATGTGAGTGGTTCTATAACGGCATCGGCTGTAACCGCTGTATCTATGAGTGCATACGATATAAGTGGTTCTTTTGTTGGGGATGGTAGTAGACTTAGAAATATTGTAATACCACCATTGGAAACCACACAAATAGCAAGTGGTTCGGTAACGGCATCGGCAGCACCTAATACAGGACTTATAGTAAAATCACCTGATTTTGGTTCACAATTTACGGGTTCTATTTTTGTAAGTGGTAGTAGAGGTATAGAATTAACATCTGGTTCATCTTATTCTGGTAGTGGTGCTAGATTATTTGATATTCCTAGAACCGCATTAGCACCCGATGCATTAGATACAAATAGAATTCTTTCTGGTTCGGTAACTGCATCCGTTTCACCTACATTTGGATTTAGAGTTGAATCAACTCAAAGGGGTTCTCAATTTAGTGGTTCATTATTTTTGAGTGGTTCAGTATTTTTAAGAACTGGCTCGTTTAGTGGTAGTGGTAGACAATTATTTGATATTCCGGTAGCTGCACTTTCTGATTTAGATACATCAAAAATATTTAGTGGTTCGGTAACTGCATCTGTATCTCCTAATTTTGGATTTGTAGTAACATCAGTAGCAAGTGGTTCAACATTTAGTGGAAGTTTAATTGTTAGTGGAAGTACTAAATTTATAATGGGAGTATCCGCTTCTGTATTTAGTGGTAGTGGTGCTGGATTGACAGATATTCCGTTTTCAGCACTTTCACCGTAAAAAGTGGTTCATTCTTTGTTGGTGATGGTAGATTCCTTAATAATATCACACTAGCTAACTTAGCAATTGATTCTACAAAAATATTTAGTGGAAGTGCAACTGCATCAATTTCACCAACGGAAGGATTTGAAGTAAATACTCACTCTAGATTTGATGGTAGCTTTATTGTATCATCTTCAGCAAGAAATACACCTGAATATGCAATAGATACTATATTTTTAGTAACAAATGATGGTAGTGGTGTTTATAATATAAGTAATGCATTGGTAAGTGGTTCAAACCCAACCTTAACTTTGGTAAGAGGTATTGAATATACATTTAGTATAGATGCAAGTGGACATCCATTCTGGATTAAAACAGCTCCTGGTAGTGGAACTAATAATGCATACAATGATGGTGTAACTAATAATGGTGATGATAGTGGAGTTATTACATTTACACCAACATTAGATGCTCCTAATATTTTGTATTATAATTGTGAGTTGCATTCAGTAATGGGAGGTACTATCAATGTAATTGATGAAATAATAATACCTGCTGAAATTAAATTTATTGGAGATACTAAAATAGAAGGTAACTTAACTGCTTCAATGTATAGTGGAAGTGGTAGAGGTTTATTTGATATTCCAATCGCAGCAATATCTGGTGATACTGTTAGAATTGCAAGTGGTAGTGTAACTGCATCGGTTTCTCCTGATTATGGACTTGTTGTAATTACTCCGTTTACTTCATCATTTGGTGAAGATGGTTCATTTACCGCATCAATTGCTTCACAATTTACTGGTTCTGTATCTATATCTGGTAGTTTATTTGTAAATGATATAAGTGGTGGTTTGTTTATTGAATCATCATCATTCGTTTATGCTGAAGGACAATTTTTAAGAAATATACCTCGTTCGGCACTAACTGAAGATGCTTTAATATCTACTGAAATTAAAAGTGGTAGTGTAACAGCATCAGTAGCACCTGATTATGGATTTAGAGTAATAACTGATTCAACTTCATCAATTGATGAATTGGGTGTATATACTACACAAATTGGTTCTAGATTTACTGGTTCAGTTGATATAAGTGGTAGTTTATTTAAGGTTCAGTAACTGCATCTGTAACACCTGATGAAGGATTTAGAGTAATAACTCCATTCACACAATCGCAAGTTGGTTCTCAATTCACTGGTTCTATTGAAGTTAGTGGAAGTATAAGAGCAACTGAATTTTTATTTGGAGATGGTAGATTTATTACTAACGTACAAGCCGCAGCAGCTCCGTTGATTGCTAGTGGTTCGGCAACTGCTTCGGTAGCAAGTGGAGAATCTTTCATAGTAACTACTGCAAAGACTGGTTCAGAAATTGGTTCTGAATTTACTGGTTCGGTTAGTATTAGTGGGTCTATATCAGCATTTGATGTTACTTCTACTGGATTTTTCTTTGGTGATGGTAGATTCATTACGAACGTTGTAGCAACGGCAGCACCATTTATCGCTAGTGGTTCTGCAACGGCATCGGTAGCAAATGGAGAAGAATTTAGAGTAATAACTGCAGCAACTGGTTCTCAAATCGGTTCTGAATTTACTGGTTCGATTGAAGTTAGTGGTTCATTAAAAGCTGATGATTTAACAGCAAGAGGATTTATATTTGGTGATGGTAGATTTATTACAAATGTACAAGCATCCGCAGCACCTTTAATAGCAAGTGGTTCAGCAACTGCATCGGTAGCAAGTGGTGATACCTTTAGAGTAATAACTGCACCATCGTCTGGTTCATTTAAATCTCAATTCACATCATCGGTAGCAATTAGTGGTTCGGTAACGGCATCATTATTCATAGGTGATGGTGGTGGTTTATTTAATATCCCACCTGATGCGATTGAAAACTTAGAGTTAGCAAAAATTAACTCTGGTTCTGGTATAGCAATTATTGACCCAACTAAATTAGATGTAAACGTACCAATCACAGCAGCACGTTATGATGGTGATGGTAGTGGATTATTTAACATCCCACCCGAAGCGTTAGATGACCTTAAAATTGATAGAATTCAGTCTGGTTCATTTGAAGCTGTAATTTCTCCAAATAGAGGTTTAGAAATTGGAGCTAGAACATTCGTATCTGGTAACTTAAGTGTTAGTGGTGGTTTGTTTGTAACTGGTGGTAACGTAATAATAGCAAGTGGTTCATCATTCGTTGGTGATGGTAGTGGAATAACTAATATCAATATTGCTAACTTAGCATTTGAAACTTCTATATTAAAGAGTGGGTCATTCACAGCATCTATTTCACCTAATAACGGATTTGTAGTAAATACATCAGCAAGTATTTGGGGCGATGTTTATGCTGGGCATGATTTAATAGCCGCTAATAAAGTATTTGCTCCATTAGTTACTGGTTCGTTCTTAGGTACTTATAATTTCCAAGGAGTAGGACCTACTGCATCTGCGGAATATGATATTTTAAGATTTGATGAATCTAGAGGATATTTTGTACCTCAACCTGAAACATCATTAACGGAAACTGTATCATTTAATAGTGTAAGTGATTTAACTATTGTACACAATTTAGGTATAAGATACCCAATGGTACAGGTTTACGCAACTGGTTCTGAAGACCAAGTATTGCCTGGTCAAATTATTTCAATTGATGAAGATACAATACAAATTAAATTTGCTGGATTAACATCTGGACATGTTGTAATTGGTAGTGGTGGTTCTCTGATAAATGGTACATTACCCGGTGATAGAGTATTTGGAGCAGTATTATCTGCATCATACGCTGTAACTGCAGAGTTTGCAAAAACTGTAGCAGGATTTGATTCCGCATCATTAGCATCTTTATCGGCATCACTAAGTGATACGGCTCAATATGTAAGAAATAATCAAACATCATCAATGGCTGTGTTTAGTGCCGTAAGTTCTTCATACGCATTAACCGCATCTTATGTTGAAAACTTAACTGGATTAAATCTAACTGAATATGTAAGAAACGATAGAACATCTTCAATGAGTGTTTTATCAGCATCATTTGCATCAACTGCATCTTACGCATTATTTGCACAAAATGCATCAAATGTAGATACATCAAACTTTGTTCAGAATTCACAAACAGCATCAATGTTGGTTGGAACTGCTTCATTAGCATTCACCGCATCATACGCTCTTTACGCTTTAAATGCGGAAGGGGTAAATACGGCATCGTTCTTGCAGGTAAATAAAGATTCTACAATTAACGCAAATTTAACTATAAGTGGAAGTTTAGGTGTAAGTGGTAGTTTGATATTACAAAACATACCATCTGGTTCATCGGAAGATGTAGTAATTTGGAATAGTGTAACAAAAAGATTAGAAAGAAGAAATATAGTAGCAGCGGTTGGTTCATCTGGAACTACTGGTACTGGTGGTTCATCTGGTTCAAGTGGGTCAAGCGGTTCATCGGGAACTTCTGGTACAAGTGGAAGTGCGGGTTCAAGCGGAAGTAGTGGTTCTTCAGGAACTTCTGGTAGTGATGGTTCTTCTGGTTCAAGTGGTTCAAGCGGAAGTAGTGGTTCATCTGGTTCAAGCGGAAGTAGTGGTTCATCTGGTTCAAGCGGTAGCGGAGGAACATCGGGTTCATCTGGTTCAAGCGGAAGTAGTGGTTCATCTGGCTCATCTGGTTCATCAGGAACTACTGGTTCAAGCGGAAGTAGTGGAAGTAGTGGGACAAGTGGAAGTAGTGGGACAAGCGGAAGTAGTGGAAGTAGCGGTACAAGTGGTACAACTGGTTCTGACGGTACTTCTGGTTCAAGCGGAAGTAGTGGAAGTAGCGGAACGTCTGGAACTTCTGGTACATCGGGTACTTCTGGAACGTCTGGTTCTTCTGGTACATCGGGAACTTCTGGTACAAGTGGTTCAAGCGGTAGTGGTGGTTCATCGGGAACTTCTGGAACTTCTGGTTCTTCTGGTTCTTCTGGAACTTCTGGTTCTTCTGGAACTTCTGGAACTTCTGGTACTAGTGGTAGTGGGGGTACTTCTGGAACTTCTGGTACTAGTGGTAGTGGGGGTTCAAGCGGTAGTGGAGGGTCATCTGGTACATCAGGAACAAGTGGTACAACTGGTACGGCAGGTAGTGGAGGTACATCAGGAACTTCTGGTACTTCTGGTTCATCAGCAACTGCTGGTACTGGGGGTAGTTCTGGTAGTAGCGGTAGTGGTGGTACATCTGGTTCATCAGGAACGTCTGGAACTGGTGGAACATCGGGAACATCAGGAACTTCTGGTACTTCTGGAAGTGATGGTATAAGTGGTACTTCTGGTACAAGCGGAACTTCTGGCACAAGCGGAACTTCTGGTACATCCGGTAGTACGGGTTCTTCTGGAACAAGTGGTACAAGCGGAAGTAGTGGTTCTTCTGGAACAAGTGGTACAAGTGGTGAAGATGGTTCTTCTGGAACTTCTGGAAGTAGCGGTAGTAGTGGTTCTTCTGGTACAACAGGCTCTTCTGGAACAAGTGGTAGTGGTGGTACATCCGGAACTTCTGGTTCTAGTGGTAGTAGTGGGTCATCTGGTACATCTGGTTCTTCTGGTACAACAGGTTCTTCTGGAACAAGTGGTAGTAGTGGTAGCAGTGGAACATCTGGAACTGATGGTACATCTGGCTCATCTGGTTCATCAGGAACTTCTGGTACAAGTGGAAGTACAGGTTCTTCTGGAAGTAGTGGAAGTAGCGGTAGTAGTGGAACATCTGGAACTGATGGTACGTCTGGTTCAGCTGGTTCAAGCGGTACATCTGGTTCGTCTGGTACAACGGGTTCATCTGGTACAACAGGTTCCGATGGTACGTCTGGAACAAGCGGAAGTGGTGGTTCTTCTGGAACTTCTGGTTCTGATGGTACTTCTGGCTCATCTGGTACAAGTGGTTCTACTGGAACTGATGGTACAAGTGGAAGTACAGGTTCTTCTGGAAGTAGTGGAACATCTGGAACTTCTGGTTCTGATGGTACAAGTGGAACTACGGGTTCTGCTGGTACAAGCGGCTCTACTGGAACTGATGGTACGTCTGGTACAACTGGTAGTAGTGGTACGTCTGGAATAGATGGGACGAGTGGAACATCTGGTTCAGATGGTACAAGCGGAAGTAGTGGAAGTAGTGGAACTTCAGGAACACAAGGTACATCTGGTTCTGATGGTACTTCTGGTTCAAGCGGAACTTCTGGATTAGATGGAACTTATTTTGGTTCAAGTGGGTCAAGTGGTACATCAGGAACAAGTGGCACATCAGGAACTTCTGGTTCATCTGGTAGTAGCGGTACTTCTGGATTAGATGGAACTTATTTTGGTAGTAGTGGTACGTCTGGTAGTTCTGGAACTACTGGGTCCGCAGGTACAACAGGAACTTCAGGAACTTCTGGTACAAATGGGTCTGCTGGTACATCTGGAACTTCAGGAACTTCTGGATTGGATGGAACTTATTTTGGTAGTAGTGGTACGTCTGGTAGTTCTGGAACTACTGGAACAGCTGGAACGTCTGGTACATCTGGTTCTTCTGGTACAACAGGTACTTCAGGAACTTCTGGTTTAGATGGAACTTATTTTGGTAGTAGCGGTACTTCTGGGTCTGATGGAACGGCTGGAACTTCTGGAAGTTCTGGTTCTACTGGAACGGATGGTACAAGTGGAACTAGTGGTACAAGCGGTTTAGATGGAACATTCTTTGGTTCAAGCGGAAGTAGTGGTTCTTCGGGAACTTCTGGAGCTGGAACATCAGGTTCAAGCGGAACTTCTGGTTCATCGGGAACTTCTGGTTTAGATGGAACTTATTTTGGTTCAAGCGGAAGTAGTGGTTCTTCGGGAACTTCTGGAGCTGGAACATCTGGTTCAAGTGGAAGTACTGGTACGGCTGGTACAACTGGTAGTAGTGGTACATCTGGATTGGATGGTACATTCTTTGGTAGTAATGGTTCTTCTGGTTCAAGTGGAACAACTGGTACTTCTGGTACAAGCGGAAGTTCTGGTTCATCGGGAACTTCTGGTACATCTGGTTTAGATGGTACATTCTTTGGAAGTAGTGGAACTTCAGGTTCTTCTGGAACAAGTGGTATTTCTGGTAGTGATGGTACATCAGGAACTTCTGGAACTTCAGGTTCTTCTGGAACAAGTGGATTTGATGGAACTTACTTTGGTAGTAGTGGTACATCAGGAACTTCTGGTACATCGGGAAGTTCGGGTTCTACGGGTACTGATGGTACAAGTGGTACGTCTGGTGTAAGCGGTACTTCTGGATTTGATGGAACTTATTTTGGAAGTAGTGGTACTTCTGGCACAAGTGGTAGCGATGGTACTTCTGGAACAACGGGTACATCTGGTTCAACTGGAACAAACGGAACTTCGGGAACGTCTGGATTTGATGGCACATTCTTTGGTAGTAGTGGTACTTCTGGTACAAGTGGTGCACAAGGTTCTACTGGTGCAGCTGGAACATCTGGTACGTCTGGAACAACTCCTCCAAACTTTACATCTGGTACAAGTGGTAGTGGTGGTACATCTGGTATAACTGGAACATCTGGTACGTCTGGAACAACTCCTCCAAACTTTACATCAGGAACAGCTGGTACATCGGGAGAAACTGGTACATCGGGAACATCTGGTACAACACCTCCAAACTTTACATCTGGAACTGCTGGTTCGGCTGGTACATCTGGACAAACTGGTACATCTGGTACATCCGGTACAACTCCTCCAAATTTTACTTCTGGTACTTCTGGAACTAATGGATTTGGTTTAACTGGAACTACAAATGATGGATTATTAACATATTCAAATGCTCCTGTTGGCGCGAATGTAGAAACTAATTTAACATTTGATGGTACTACATTGACTATTTCTGGTAATACAACTCAAACTGGTGATATAAATTTAACTGGAAATCTAAGTGTAACTGGTTTATCAACATCAACTGTATTTAGAGAAACCTATTCAGATTTGGGAACTGGAACTGATGCTACACTAAACCTTTTAACAGCAAATAACTTTAGAAGACAATTTAGTGGTACATCAACAATAACTTTCTCAAATCCACCAGCATCTAATGCATTTGGATTTACATTCACAATGGTAAATGCTGGTGGTTATGCGATAACATGGCCTGCTAGTGTAGATTGGGTTAATGGAAGTGCACCAATATTAACATCCATTGGAACTGATGTATTATCATTCTTTACTTTTAATGGTGGTACAACATATTACGGATTTGTAGTTGGAAAAAATATGAGTTAATAATTATAGTTATGAGTATAGCAAGAAAATTAATACCATCGGATTCTGCAGAAGTATTTCCGTTTGTTTTTAAAGTAACAACAACTTCAGTAAATACAGTGTTTACTGTACCTTTAGTTGATTTTGGATTATTAAAACCAAATCTTACAATAAGTTGGGGTGATGGTACATCATCACCATTAATAACATCATCATCATCTACTGATAGAATTCATACATATTCGGCAACAGGTACATATACTATTACTATTAGCGGATTTATGCCAGGATTTTCAGTAAATAATAATTTAAATATTAGAAATCTTATTACTGAATTGGTTCAATGGGGAATTGTTGGATTGAGAACTATAAATTTTTATGGTTGTCAAAATTTAACATCAATACCTGGTAGTGCTTCTCTTGATGGTGTGGGTGGTTATACTGGATTAGCAGAAGTGGTAAACTTTAATTCGGCATTTCAAGCTACTAGATTATCAGCAATACCTTCTGACCTTTTTGATTATTCACCAAATGCAACAACATTTTCAAACACATTTGCATCGATACTAACATTAACAACAGTTCCAAGTGGATTATTTGATAATGTACCAGCTGCAACTACATTTGCATCGTGTTTCTTTGCATGTTCAGCACTTACATCAGTACCATCAACATTATTTGACCAAAATATAAATGTAACTAATTTTTCTGGTACTTTTAGAAATTGCAGAGCATTAACAAATGTATTACAATTTACAAATAATACTAATGCATTGATTTTTAATAACTGCTATAATATGAGTTCTACAACAAACGCATTAACTGGAACAGCTCCTGAATTGTGGTTACGAACTCCAACACCATCTGGAACTGATTGCTTTAACAATTGTATTAATTTAACAAATTTCGCATCAATTCCTGCAAACTTTAAATAATATGTATTTAAGAATTATAGATGAAACAATAACGTATCCATATAGTATTCCTCAATTAAGAGAGGCGTATCCAAATGTAAGTTTACCTGCTGAATTATCCGATGAATCATTAGCTGATTGGGATATGTATGTAGTTACTCCAACTTCAATGCCAAATGATTATACAAAAAATATTACCGAAGGAACTCCTGTTCTAACTGATGGCGTATATTATCAGAATTGGATTCAAACCGATGCTTCTCAAAGTGATATAGATTATAGATTGGAAAATCAATGGTTTATTGTTAGAGAAATTAGAAATGAATTATTGGCAGAATGTGATTGGACTCAATTAAGTGATATTCCAACGGAAACTAAAAATATTTGGAGTAATTATAGACAACAATTGAGAGATGTAACGAATCAATCAAATCCGTTTAATATAGAATGGCCTGTAAAACCTTAAAAGATATGGAAGTTTATATTTATACCTATAACAAAATGTTTAAGGTAAAATGGTAATACACAATCCTATATTTTCTGGTTCTATAATTCAAGATAGAAATAATGCTTTTGCGGATTTAAGTGGGTCGTTTACAGGTTCTTTGACTGGTTCATTTAAAGGAACTATTGATGTACAACAAGCATCATTCGATAATCTTACTATAAATAATAGTTTATTGGTAAGTGGTTCTGTTAAGATGACCGGTTCTATGGATTTGACAGCAGGAGGATATTTGGTGGATGGGGTTAATGTATTGGATTCAGCTATCGCATTTGCAATAGCATTGGGATAAAAAATAAAAAGAAATGGCAAACGCATTTAAAAATAGTATAGCAAGTTCAATTGGAACAACAGGTGTTCCTGTTTACACAACACCGGCAAATACATCAACAACTGTAATTGGTGTTGGTGTAGCTAATGTAAACACAAATAATATTTCAGTTAGTGTAATGGTAAGAGATGTATCTGCCAACAAAGTTGCATACGTTGTTAAGGATGCGTTAATAGTGCCTGGTAGTTCTAATGTGTTAGTTGGTGGTGAGCAAAAGTTAGTTTTGGAAGCCGGAGATTTTCTTTCGGTAACATCATCATTAGCTAATTCAGCAGATGTAATTGTTTCGGTATTGGAGATAACATAAAAGTTTTAATGAATGGAGTATTTAGGAGGTAACCCTAATGGTTTAAATCAACTAAGTTCAAGCTTAGTTGCTTTGTATGTAAGTGGAAGTAGAATAGTAGATTTCTCATCGGCATCATTAAATGTTGTTGGAAAAATTACTGCATCTGGTGTTCAAACATACGAAATAGATTCTTTTGGAAATTTACCATTAGAAGTAAAGTCCAATACTCAAATAACTGGGTCTTTATCAATATCATCATCTATAACTGCATCTTTATTTAGAGGTGATGGTAGTGGATTATTTAATATCAATGCAGATGCAATTGGAGATATTAATCAAATTAAATCTGGTTCGGCAACTGCAAATATTTCACCAAATAGAGGATTGGTAGTTAATGTACCAACTTCAATTAGTGGTGGGTTAGCGGTAAACGGAAATTCAAACATAACTGGTTCAGTTGTAATAAGTCAAAACTTAAATGTGGCTGGAAAAATTACAGCTACTGAATTGCATACAACATTTATTTCATCATCAATAATATATGCTACTGGTTCAAACAAATTCGGTGATAATGTAATTGATAGACAAGAAATTACTGGTTCACTAAATGTAAGTGGTTCTATTTCGGTAACAGGAGATTCTATACCAACTGATAATACAACAAATGAGGTGTTGGTATTGAACATGACTACCGGTAGAATTAGTAGAAGATTTGCAGCAGCAACTTCTGGTACGTCTGGTACGTCTGGAACATCAGGAACATCTGGAACTTCTGGTACAACTGGGTCGGCTGGTACATCAGGAACATCAGGAACTTCTGGAACAAGTGGTACATCGGGAACTTCTGGTAGTGGAGGTACTTCTGGTACTTCTGGTAGTGGCGGTACATCGGGAACTTCTGGTAGTGGTGGTACGTCTGGAACAAGCGGAAGTGGTGGTACTTCTGGTACTTCTGGTACAAGAGGAACTTCTGGAACTTCTGGTACTAGTGGTAGTGGCGGTACGTCTGGTTCAACCGGGTCTTCTGGTACATCGGGAAGCGGAGGTACATCAGGAACTTCTGGGACATCAGGAACTTCTGGAACTACTGGAACGGGTGGTTCTTCTGGTACTTCTGGAACAAGTGGAAGTACTGGTTCATCTGGTTCATCAGGAACTTCTGGAACATCAGGAACTTCTGGGACAAGCGGAAGTACTGGAACAGCTGGTACGTCTGGTTCAGCTGGTTCATCTGGAGTAAGTGGTACTTCTGGATTAACAGGAAGTTCTGGTACTGGTGGTTCTTCGGGAACTTCTGGAACATCAGGAACATCTGGTTCAAATGGTTCATCTGGAAGCGGTGGTACTTCTGGAACTTCTGGTAGTGGTGGTATAAGTGGGGCAGGTGGTTCGGCGGGTACAACTGGTAGTGCTGGTTCTTCTGGAACTTCTGGTACTAGTGGTTCTTCTGGAACTTCTGGCACATCAGGAACTTCTGGAACAAGTGGTATTGGTGGAGCTAGTGGTTCTTCTGGAACGTCAGGAACATCTGGAACTTCTGGTTCTTCTGGAACATCTGGTATAAACGGAACATCTGGAACTAGTGGTTCAACTGGTACGGCTGGTTCAACTGGAACTGGAGGTTCTTCTGGAACTTCTGGTACATCGGGAACTTCTGGTACATCGGGAACTTCTGGTTCATCTGGAACTTCTGGTGCACAGGGTTCTTCTGGTTCTGCTGGAACTTCTGGAACAAGCGGAACTTCTGGAACAAGCGGACAAGCTGGTGGTGTAAAATATAATTTTAGTACATCAACAACTGATTCGGATCCTGGTGCTGGAACTTTAAGATATAACAACACATCAACTGGATTAATATCTCAAATATTCATTGATAATACAGACCAATCTGGTGTAACTCAAACTACATGGTTTGATACATGGGATGATTCTACAACAACTTCAGCTAGAGGATATATCGTATTATCAAGCAGAGATAATGGTACAATAAACAATATATTTGTAGTAACAGGAGCAGTAACATCTGCAGCTGGATATTACAAAATACCTGTTTCTTATGTAAGTGGGGTAATTCCTTCTACAAATGGAGCACAATTAGTAATAGATTTCTCAAGAACAGGTAACACTGGTACTGCTGGTTCTTCTGGAACTTCTGGTACAAGTGGAAGTACGGGTTCTTCTGGAACTACTGGTTCTGCTGGTACAAGCGGAAGTGCTGGTACAAGCGGAAGTGCTGGTACAAGCGGAAGTGCAGGGACTTCTGGTTCTGCTGGTACTAGTGGTAGTGGTGGTTCTTCTGGAACATCTGGAACTAGTGGTAGTGGAGGTACTTCTGGAACATCTGGAACTGGAGGTACTGCTGGTAGTAGTGGTACATCTGGAACTTCTGGTACAAGCGGAAGTGGTGGTACATCGGGAACTTCTGGTACAAGCGGAAGTGGTGGAACAGCTGGAACTTCTGGTACAAGCGGAAGTGGAGGTACTTCTGGTACAAGCGGAAGTGGTGGTACTTCTGGAACAAGCGGAAGTGGTGGTACTTCTGGAACATCGGGTACTTCTGGAACTAGAGGTACTGCTGGTAGTGGAGGTACTTCTGGTACATCGGGTACTTCTGGTACATCGGGTACTTCTGGAACAAGCGGAACAAGCGGTAGTGGTGGAACTTCTGGTAGTGGTGGAACTGCAGGGACTTCTGGAAGTGGGGGAACTTCTGGATTATTAGCATTAACTGGTACAACTAATAATGGTGTAATCACATTAAATGGAACTGCACCAAATGGTACAGTTGAAGCAAATTTAACATTCGATGGTACTACATTAGCAGTAACTGGTAACGCTACAATTAGTGGTGACCTTACTGTAAGTGGTACAACAACATATATTAATACAACAACTTTAAATGTAGGTGATAACATCATCACATTAAATGCAGATATTGGAGCATCAACTGCACCAACTGAAAATGCTGGTATAGAAGTAAAGAGAGGTAACGCATCAACTGTTTCTTTCTATTGGAATGAATCAACTGATAGATGGTATGCCGATAATACATTACAAGTAAATGGTAACGTTGTTCTTAGTGGTACAATTGATACGGGACAAGGCGCTACTGAAGTTTATTTAATGAATCAGAATCTTCGTACAACTGATAACGTAACGTTCAATCAGGTAACGGCGGGTTCTTTTTTAGGAAATGCAACATCAGCAACAACGGCAACTTATATAAACGTTCAAGATACAAGAGCAGCAGCTAGTACACCACAAACTCAAAACGCTAATCAGGGTGTGAGATTTGATTTCAAACAAAACTCAACAAATGGTTTAAGTGATGGTGGTACTTACAATGGTGTAATGTATTTTAGAAAATATGGAGGTTCAAGTGACTGGAGTGGTGGTGGTGCAAATGAATTAGGATTTACCGATAATGGTAATATGTGGTTAAGATATGGTAGTGGAACTTCTTGGGGAGCTTGGAAGCGTATAATGGATACAACATCGTACGCATTTGCAGCTAATATGGACCAAAACGTTCGTACAACCGATTCACCTGTTTTTGCTTCAATAAATACTGGACCCGGTGTTACCGATGTTCATCTAATGAATCAAAACATTCGTACAACAGACAATGTAACTTTTGCTAATATAACTGGTAATAACTTCATTCTTCCACAAAACCCTGTTGGTACAACGTATGGTAATGGTGTATCAACTACTCCACCATATATGTTCTCACAAACTGTTGGTGATAACGATGGTTGGAGATTATATGGTGAAACATCGGCAACCAATGCAGTTAGAATGGTTTTTGAATTGGTAGATGATTTGGAAACAGCATTTACAGACCAATGGGCATTTAGAAATAAATTAACATATGGTGGATATACGGCAAGAAATGAATTCCAAATTTCTGGAGATGGTGATGCGCAAGCTCGTACATCCTTAAGGGCACCAATATTTAGAGATTCGGATGACACCGCATTTTATGTAAATCCAAGAAGTGATTCTAGAATGAGTGGACTTCGTTTGGATGGTATTGATAACCAAGCGTCTGGAACTGATGCAATTCTTTGGATTAACAAACCAAACAATAATGACTGGGCAATGATTGTTACCGGTGATTTGGAGTATGGTATTGATATGAGGATGGCAAGTGGTCACTCATATGCATATAGAGCATTAAAAGCTGGGTCTGAGTATTATAGAGTTGGTACTGATATGGTATATCATGACTCTAGTATGAGAGCGCCTCTATTTATTGATTCAACTGATACAACATACAGAATTGATGGTAATGACCTTTCAACTCTTTATAGATTAAGAGTAGGTGGTGCAATATCTACAAACACTTCAAATGGCGCCAATATATTTGGTATGAAATCTGAAGGTGGTAAGTATATTACTCATAACGCATTCGGACAAGATGGTGGATATAATTGGTCATCTACAACTTATGTAACATCAAATAGTAATTCCGCAGCAGGTAATACAACATTTAGAGGACCTGGTTCTTGGGAAGGGCATATCGAAGCTGGATATATTACAATTGATGCAACAAAAACTTATAAAATATCAGCATGGATTAGAACTGTAAGTGGTAATCCATATTGTTTCTTATCATATAGACAATTTTATTGGGATTATTCAAATCCTGGTAATGGTGGTTGGGGTAATCCTTACTATTGGACTGGTGTACCACCAACATCTTGGACAGAATATACAATGACAATTGGTCCAGCTGGGTCTGGGGCAAGTTATACCCACATGAGTGGTGTTAAATTTGCTCAAGTAGGTTGGTTGCACAATTATTTGTATAGTGGATATAGTGGGCAGGCTGAAATTCAAGGTTTTAGAATTGAAGAAGTTGATAATACATTAGCAAACAATACAACTGTATTGGGTGATTTATACGCTAGTAGATTTATTGATAATAATGATGGTAGTTTCTTAGCTGACCCTACCGGTACTTCTAGATTTGTAAACTTAACTCTAACAGGTCAATTAAACATTCCTAATAATGCATTAATTAATGTTAATAATGAACCTGATGTTTGGGGAGCAAGATTTAGAACTACAACATCTACATCAAATTTAGGTTCTGCATTAAAAAATATTATTTGGACTGGTGGTGGTACATCTGAAGGATTTGCTATAAGTGGAGTTGGTACTGGTGGTTATGCACTTGAAGTTAGAAACGATGGTATCGCTTGGGCTAGAAGTAGCTTCAGAGCACCAGAGCATTTTGGTGACCGATTTTATGATACTGGTGGAACATTCTTATTTAGAGTTGGAGCAAACAGTGGAAATACAAGACATATCAACTTGTCAAATAGTACATCGGACCCATCTGATGTAGGTTCATCAACGGGTATTACATCTGGACAAAGAGGTGATGGACAACCATACTATATGTTCTATGTAAAATCTCCATATAATAACGGAAATTCTACACACACTAGAATGGTTGTGGGATGGCATACTGGTGTTGAAATAGGAGGTAACCCAGCGTATGGTGGTACTAGATTTATGAGTGATTCTCCTGGTGTAAGTACCAATGAGATAATGAGTATAGGTAGAGGTGACCAAAACGTAAGAATCACAAATACTTTATTTGCACCATATTTTGCTGATAGAGATAATACTGGATATTATTTGGATTTAGCTACTGTTGGTACATCAATCAATATGGCTGGTTCTCTAAACGCAGCAACTTATTATAGACCGGCTATTTTAGTTAATGCGTCTGGAACATCATCTTCTGGTGGTGCATTAGGTATGCAGCAAGTAACCGGTGAAGGTTGGACAGGTATATTCGTAGATTATGAACCATACACTGGATGGGGATTATGGCATGATAATCCTAATAATATGTTTGCGTTCACATCTGAAAGTTCAACTGGACAAATTCGTTCATTCACTGTTCCATCTCGTCAAAGTGGTAACCGAACTGCTTATGAGAAATTTAGAGTTGACCAAAATAATGGTGATGTAATTGTTGGTAGAGATGGATATGCTCAATCATCATTTAGAGCACCAATATTCTATGATTCCGCTGATACCACATACTATGTTGACCTTAATAGTAGTGCATATTTAAGAGGTCCTGTTAATACCGCAGGTGGGCATAGTACTTCATTATTTAGAGTAATAGCTAGGGCAAGTGAAATGGGAACGGGTCAACAATCTCAACTTCAAATGTGGGTATCTGAACCTGGAAACACTTGGAATGATGGCGGATTTGGATTCAATGTTGACAACTCATATCATGATGGTTCGGCTGCATACCATTTTAGTAGACCTAATACAAACTATGGGCAGGCTTATATGAGATTTACCACAGCCGGTCATACATATTTTTATAACACAAATACTAGTGGTGGTAGGAGTACAAATATGGAAATGTACTCAAGTGGATATGTTTATGTAAATAACTATCTACAAGGTGGTAACTCATTAAGAGCACCTATATTTTATGATAGCGATAATACTGGATATTATGTAAATCCAGCTGGAACAACTCAATTAAGTTATGTATTAGCAAACGATTGGTTTAGAGCGCAAGGTGGTACTGGTTTATATACACAAGACTATGGTTCACACTGGAGAACATCACTTCAATCATCTTATGGTACTTGGGAAACTTATGGATATGCTAGAAATGGTTGGGCTGGTATCAATATTATAGACCCATCTGGATATTGGAATCACTATATGCATGAAAGTGGTAATGGTGGTTTGTATCAACAAAACGGAAATGGTTGGGTATGGTATTATAGTAGAGGAAATGATTGTTTAGGAATTGGGGACTCTTCAACTGTAGGTGGATATGCAGCAAGAATAAATAACTCATTGTATGTAAACTCAACTTTGTATACTGGTGGTCCTGTTTATGGTACTATTTTCTATGATTCAAATGATAGTGGATACTACTTAGACCCTAATGGTGTTGACAACCAAGGTTTAAGAATGAGAGGTGGTACACTTCACGGACCTAACTGGAGTTGGGGTAAATATTTAAGAGTTGGTACTAATGGTAGAATTGATGGAAATCCATCTGTTGTAACTACAAATGGTAACTTACACTTAGATTGTGAAAACGGATATGAAACATATATCAATCACTATTCTGGAAATAGAACATATACTTACGAATTAAGAAGTACATTTATATACGATTACAATAATACTGGATATTATTGGAATGGTGATGGCACATCCAGAATGCTTACTATTGATGTAAACAATGCGTATTTGGGATTTTTTGAACCTTGGGGAGTTGGTGGTAACTCGGGACAGGGAACTCGTGCGTATTCTATCTTCCAAGAAGGTGGAGGGTGGGGTTATCCTTATCCTGATTTAAGAATTGCATATCACACAGGTATTAAATTAGGTGCAAACGGACCATCATACGAAGGTGTTAGACTATACTCGGATTATGATATGAGTGGTATTCTAATTCAATTGAGTGGACCTTCAAACTATTCATTCTGGCACACATGGCAGAGATTGGAAGGATACCATGGTATTTATTCTGGATTAAACTCTGCACACTTCTATCCAAATAATTCAACTTATGGTACATGGAGAGTTGATGGTACTAGAAGCGGATATGGTGGTATATTATTTGATGTAGGAAACACACCTGTATTGATGTTTGATGGTGGTGGTAATGGTGGTATCTATTATCAATCTGGTAGATGGATGTTCTATCATTATTTCCCATACAATTGTGTGGGTGTAAATACATCATCAACATCACCTTCGTATGGTATGTATGTTTACAGAGGTATTTACGCTACTGAAAATATTGTGGCATACTCTGATAGACGTGCAAAAGAAAACATTGTAACTATTGATTCAGCATTGGATAAACTACTTCAAATGAGAGGTGTTTATTATAATAGAATAGCAGATGAAAATAAAGTAAGACAAATTGGTGTAATTGCTCAAGAGGTTAATGAGGTTATTCCTGAAGCTGTAACATATTGTGATGTTAATGATGAATATGGTGTTTCTTATGGTAATTTAGCAGGTTTATTTATTGAATCTATAAAAGACCAACAACAAATTATTGATAAGCAAGCTGAAGAAATAAATTTATTAAAAGATGAATTACAAAAAATTAAAGATTTAATACTTAATATTAAAGGATAATAATATGGCACTAATAAAAGATTATGAATTAGCAGGAACGGGACTTATTGTACCAAATGCATATCATGTAGTTACGAATGTATCAATTGAAAAAAGAACAGCGGATTTACCACCTCCACCTGATACATCTAGAGCAGATGGATTAACAGTTAGAGATGATTCACCCGGTACTGAAGTTTATTGGGCAGCTGGATATGTAGCTACTATATCTGTTACTGTTTGGAAAGATAAAGCAGCAAGAGATTCTGATGCTAGACCGATTGGATTTGTTGGTGTAAATGCGGGAGATAACAAATATGGTATTAATATAGGTACACAAGGTATGGACCATTATTGTAGATTTATGTTAGAAGTTCCATCTGAATTAAATCATATTGAGCAAGCATATAGGCATTTATTAACTACTGATTATTATAGCGGTTCTTTGGAAGATTAAAATAAAAAAAGTAAATATTTATTAAAAATAAAATATTATGGGATATACATACGACTGGAAATTAACAGGTATAAGAAAACAAAATACAGATACATTAGATAATGTAATTGTGAATACATATTGGAGATTAACAGGTGTTGATGAGACAGGACATTCTGGTAGTTTTACTGGAGCAACTCCGCTGAGTTTGGATTCTGTTGATACAGCATCATTTACCACATACGAAGAACTTAGTGAAAATCAAGTTTTAGGATGGGTAAAAGATATTGTTAGTGGGTCTGGTCCATCTAATTATTGGAGTCATATTCAATCTCAAATAGAGAAAGATATTAATGTACACAAATATAATAGAGTAATGGTAATGGAAAATGATTTACCTTGGGCAGAAACTTCTGGTAGTAATTCATACGGAGTAAATCCATTACCAGTATAATAAAATACCTAAATTTTCAACTTTATAAATATCCAAAGCATTATATTATGTTTTGGATATTTTTGTTATATTTATATGTGTATTTCATAACTAGCAAATACAAACTTAAAATACAAATTGTAGAAATATCAGAGTTTGAAGAAATCTTCGGAACTCCTGATGGAACTTATTATACTGAACACGCAGTTCAAAACTATTTAAGAGAAGCTGGAACAGCAACAATCGTAAGGGTTGGTGGTATTGGTGGTTACACCCAAGCTGCACCTTTTGGTATTTTTGCATCTGGTTCATCTAACCAAAGTTTAGGTACTAAACTGATTGGAGTACTATACTCAACTCAAGTTGGAGATGAAGGTGTTGGATTTGCATCATCTACAATAACTAGCAACGATGCAGTTGATGGTTCATTTGTTATTAATGACCTAACTACTGGTGTTGATGTATCTGCATCGATTCTACCAACAGCTACTAATGATTTAGCAGATGTATTTGGAGAATGAAAGATATGACCTTTTCCGTTTTGTAACTTTAGGGCATGGTACATTATATAATACTAAATTTAAAATTGGTATCTCTAATGTAAAAGCAGCTGGTGAAGATGGTTCAACTGATTATGCAACATTTACTGTAACAGTTCGTTCATTCGCTGATACTGATAAGAGAAAGAGTGTTATTGAGACATTTAACAATGTAAACTTAGACCCTGCTTCTCCTAACTATATTGCTAAGAGAATTGGTGATAGATGGAATGAAATTGCAGCCGATGGTAAAATAACTGAAAATGGCGATTATACAAACAGATCAAAATTTGTAAGAGTTGAAATGGCTCAAAATAGTGTTGGAAATCCAATTTCAGCAGCACCATTTGGACATGGAGCATATACAAACCCAATTACTGCAACAGATGATACAGAAGCACAACAAATACCAGCAGTAGTTTATCAAACTGGTTCATTGGGTAATACATCATCATCTCCATTATACTTTAGTGGATTTGATTTTGAAACAATTGGCGTAGCAGGTGATAATAGAGAATATTTAAAACCAATTCCTGAAAGTGCACAAATTGGAGCAAACCAAGTATTTGCGTTTGATTCTAATGGTGGATTAAGTGTAGGAGCTTTATCTGGTTCTACATCAAGTGATATGGTTAAAAGACAATTCGTTCTTGGATTCCAAGAAGGTTTTGATGGATTAAACCCAACGGTAAAGGCTAACTTAGGTTTAGATATAGAAGCAGCAAACACACAAGGTTTTAACTGCGCAAATGCAGGAACAACAGGTACACAGGCATATACTAAAGCAATTAACGCTATATCAAACGCAGATGAATATGATATTAACTTAGTTGTAACTCCTGGTATCATCCGTTCTTTACACCCAACTATCACCAATAGAGTAATTGATATGGTTGAGGATAGACAAGATTGTTTCTATATCGCTGATTTTGTTGAAGCAGATGCATCTATAACTGAAGTAACTGAAAAAGCAAATGAAGTGGATTCTAACTATGTAGCAACTTACTACCCTTGGCTTAAGACAGTAGATGCTAATACAAACAAATTAATATCAGTTCCACCATCAGTATTGATGCCGGCTGTATTCGCTTCTAACGATAGATTAGCAGCTGAATGGTTCGCACCTGCTGGTTTAAATAGAGGTGGTATCATTGGAGCAGTTAGTGTATTGAATAGATTAACACACTCTGAAAGAGATACTTTATATGAGAACAAAGTAAACCCAATTGCAGCATTCCCTGGACAAGGTATTGTAGCATTCGGACAGAAGACATTACAAGATAAGGCTTCAGCATTAGATAGAATCAACGTAAGAAGATTACTTATCACTGTTAAGAAGTTCATAGCTTCAACATCTCGTTTCTTAGTGTTCGAACAAAACACAGCAACAACTCGTTCAAGATTCTTAAATACTGTAAACCCTTACTTAGAAGCAATTCAACAAAGACAAGGACTTTACGCATTTAGAGTTGTAATGGATGAATCTAACAACACACCTGATGTTATCGATAGAAACATTATGGCTGGACAGATTTTCTTACAACCGGCTAAGACAGCTGAATTCATCGTAATTGACTTCAACATCTTACCAACTGGAGCAAGTTTTAACGCTTAATACGAATTTAAGGTAACTTGATATTTATTAATATAAAATAAAAGGATAATAAAATGGCAGAAATACTAGAGTTTGATAAGATGTTCTATACGAACTTCGAACCTAAGATGAAAAATAGATATGTGATGGAAATCGATGGAATTCCTTCATATATGGTTAAAGCGGCAGCTAGACCTTCAATTAACTTTGAACCAATTGTGTTAGACCACATTAACATTAAAAGAAAGTTACAAGGTAAGGGTGAGTGGCAAGATATAACTGTAACACTTTATGACCCAATTGTTCCTTCTGGAGCACAAGCGGTAATGGAGTGGGTACGTTTAGGACACGAATCAATTACTGGTAGACGTGGATACGCAGATTTCTATAAAAAAGATATTGATTTCTATATGCTAGGTCCTGTTGGTGATAAAATCGAACAATGGAAGTTGAAAGGTGCATTTATTGTATCTGCAAACTTTGGTGATGTTTCATTTGATTCAAATGAAGTAGCAACTATTGAATTATCATTAGCTTACGATTACGCTATACTTGAATTCTAAAATATTCCTTACGGAAGCTACCGAAGGACAACCCTCATCAGAAATGGTGGGGGTTTTTTTATTTCCAATTTTTTTATTTTTATGTATTTATATATACAAACTTAAAAAAGATATAAAGTTATGGCAGAAGTTAATATTGCAAAAGAAACCCCTATACAGGGTGAAAGGAATAAATTTGATTTTCCTACGGAAGTAATTGAATTACCATCAAAAGGATTAGTATATCCAGAAGGACATCCTCTTAGAAAAGGTACTTGTGAGTTAAAGTATATGACAGCAAGAGAAGAAGATATTCTTGCAAACACAAACCTAATTAAGAAAGGTATTGTATTGGATAAATTATTTGAATCAGTAGTTGTTGAATCTGGTGTTAATCCAAATGATATTTTAATTGGTGATAAAAACGCTATTTTAATGGCAACTCGTATTTTAGGATATGGCGCCGATTATAAAATAGAAATAACAGACCCATTTAGTGGACAAAAACAAGAAGTAGTTATTGATTTAGGTAAAGTACAAACTAAAGATTTTGATGAATCCATTTTGAATTCAACAAATAGATATACTTTTAAGTTACCAACAATGGGTACTGAACTTGTTTTTAAATTACTAACACATGGTGATGAACAAGAAATAACTAGAGAAGTACAAGCTTTAGAAAAATTAAATAAGAATTCAGGCGCTTCATTTGATGTAACAACTCGTTTAAAATATATGATTGTTTCGGTTAATGGTAATGAAGATAGAGGATTTGTAAACAAATGGATAACTAACTCATTTTTAGCAAAAGATACTAAATCATTTAGAGCTTATGTTAAACAACTTTCACCTGATTTGGATATGAAATTCCAATTTGTATCAGATGCTACTGGCGAGACGGAGGCGCTGGACATACCATTTGGGATTAACTTTTTTTACCCTTCCAACTGATTATAAAACGATTCTTCATTCTCAAATTTGGGAAATGGTTCAATTCGGTAATGGATTTACTTGGTCAGAAGTTTATTACATGCCAACGTATCTTCGTAAATTTTATTTTAATAAATTAATAGAACTAAAGAAAAAAGAAGCAGAAGAACATAAAAAAGCTCAAGCAAAAATGAAATCATCTAAGGTGAGGATACGATAATATCCTCACTTTTTTATTTGCCGATATTTATAGAATATAAACACGCCGAATATGAAAAATAACAAACAAATTAAAAAAGAAGGTATATTCAGTTTAGCTGATAGATTTGTATCTAATTTCTTTAATGGGTTAAGTACTGGTGCAGCAAACACTATTATAAAAAAAGCTGAAAAAGCTGGAATCCCACCTCATTTGGTGAATGATATGAAAGAAATTGAAAAAATGACTAGAGAATTTGAAGAAAAAATAAAAAAACTAAAATAAGTTTAATTTTAGAAAATTATTGAATAAATGGCAGATAAGAAAGAAGAATCAACTCCAAAGAAACCCGAAAAGGCAAAACCAATCGGAGAGAAGGTAAGTATTAAGAATATTGAAGAATTAAGAGCAGCCAGAGAGAAGTATAATAAACTTCTTGAAAAGGGTACTGAACTTACCGAACAAGAGGTTGCCGATATGCGAGAGTTGGGTAAGGCTATTAGTATAACTGAAAAGGCACAAAAGAAAAAAAATGCTGAGCAGGAAAGGTCACGCAATATAGCAAGAGAAACAAAGAAAGAATTTGGTAGTATTCTTACTGGTATTGAATCAATAAGTAAAGTTTATTCAGGTTTAACAAGTGAACAAACACGAGCATTAACGGTTTCAAAACAAAGTCTTACAACACTTTTAGATTCAGGAAAGGTAACCGCTGAACAAGCGGAATATATGCAAGAAAGAGTATCTGATGTTGGTAAAATGGCAACTTTACAACAACAATTAGCAGAAACAGGACCTGAAGATGTAGAACGCCAAAAAGCAATATCTGAGGAGTATAAAGCTCAAAAGAAGGAAATTTTAGCTAAATTAGAAGCCGATTTTGATTCCGGCCTTATAACCAAAGAGCAATTTGTGGCGATGGGTAAGATGGTTAATGAGATGGATAAGGGATATAGTATAGCCACAAAATTATCAACTGTAAGTAAGGAACAAAAAGAAATAGTAGAAGGGCAAATAGCAGCATACGAAGGTATAAAGAAAACTTTAAAAGGTATAATTGCTACTGCACAATTATTTGCTAGTGGACCAGCTGGAATGCTTAGAATGACATTGGTGGGAGCTGGAGTAGCTATGACAAAACTAGGAAAAACAACCAGAGAGATGGGTGGTTTCTTAGGAGGTGCAACTGTATCTGCTACTGCATTAGGAACTGTATTTGATTCCGCTAATGATGTTGCTAAAGGATTATCCGAAGAAATGGGTGGTTTGAATGATGTAACATTCCAGAACCAATTGAATACAAACCTTATGGCCACTAATATGGGTATAAGTGGAACTGAGGCCGCAAAATTAACTGGTAACCTTGCTCGTTTAAATGGTAATAGTATTGAAACTGCACAAAACTTAGCAAATGGAGCTAAGGAAATGGCAAAAACAGCTGGAGTAGTACCAGCAGCTGTAATGGCTGATATGGCCGCATCTGCTGAAGAATTTGCATTATTTGGTAAAGATGGAGGAAAGAATATGCAACAAGCTGCAGTTCAAGCCGCTAAGATGGGTGTTAGTTTAAAAACCATGAGCGGAGTTGCTGATAACCTTTTAGATTTTGAAAATTCTATTAATAGTGAACTGGAATTGGGTGCAATGCTTGGTAAAAATATTAATTTAGATAGAGCAAGAGCATTAGCATACGAAGGGGATATTGCAGGAGCTACTCAAGAGACATTAGATGCATTAGGCGGTGTTGATGCGTTTAATAAAATGGATTATTTCCAAAAGAAAAAAACAGCCGAATTATTAGGTACTTCCGTTGAAGAATTACAAAAAATGGTTACCCAACAGGAAGAAGCAGCAACAATAGGTGGGCAGATAAATGGAGCATTCAATTCGATGACGGAAGGATTAACTGCAATAACAACAGGTCCTTTGGGTGGGTTTGTAAGTGGATTAAGTGGTGCAATCGGACAAACATCAGAAATAGCAGGTAACTTTAAAACAGCTGGTGATTTTGCAAAAGATACTTTTGGTAAAGCAAAAGATTTTTTTGGAGGAAAAAAACCTGGTGCACCTGATTTACCATCAAATCCCACAGAATCCATAACAGATTCAGTTACACAATCTGATGATGCTGGTGGTAAAGTATCTGGTCCGGGAGAAAAAGCTGGAGATGGTTTAAAAAGTTTAGCAGAAGGTTTGGAAGCAATGGGTACTACAAAAGTATTATTTGGTGCATTGAACTTAATACCAACTGCATTGGGTTTACTTCTTATGGTAGTTGGTATCCCATCACTTTTGGGTATTGGTGCATTTGGTACTAATGCTGGAATTGCATTATTATATCTTGCTGAAGGTTTGGAAGCAATGGGTACTACAAAAGTATTATTTGGTGCATTAACCTTAATACCAACTGCATTAGGATTTGCTTTAATGACATTGGGTGTAATTGGATTGGCTGGTGTTGCACTTTTAGGAGCACCAGCTGGGGCAGGATTGATAGCATTAGGAGCAGGATTAGCATCATTTGGTGCAACTGCCGGAACTGTGGGTTGGTTGGGAGTTGCCGTAATTTTGGCATTAGGGGCCGCTTTTACATTATTTGCGTTTGGATTGAGTTTATTAGCACCATTAGTTGAATCAATTGGAAATGCAATTGGTAGTGTGGTAGAATCAATAGCAGCCGGTATTGTTATGATTGTTGGAAGTATAAGTGATTTATTGGTTAATGTATTACCATTACTCAATTTAGAAGCAGCAGCCGGAATCTTAGCAATGGCCGCTTCATTTACTGTATTAGCAGGTTCATTGGCATTGTTAAGTACTATGGGATTGGCAGCCATTCCTGTATTATTAGCAGTAGGTGCAGTAGGTGCTATTGGGGCTAGTTTATTTGGAGGTGGTGAGGGTGAAGGTGGAGCCGAAGGAGCCGAAGGCGGTGGTGATAGAACCGGTGAGTTAATTGATGAAATAAAAGGATTACGAGCAGACTTAATAGCTGGTAAAATAGCCGTAAATATAGATGGTCAAAAAGTTACTTCTAATATAGGGAAGGTAGTTGCTAGAAATAGTTCGAATTCATACGCTAAAGTATAACGATGGGAAAAGCATTAATAGATTTATTTAAAACAAAACAATTAGTAGATGGTCAAACAGCTGCTGAAAAGTACGAAATTCGTAATAGTAAAGATATAGAATTACGTTCATCTACTGGTGCTATGAATTTGCCATTTAAAGGGGCCCAAATACTAAGAAGAAATTTATCATCAAGAACAAAAGAAACAAGAATTGAAGAAGAAGTAACTGGGTTAAGAATTATATCTAAGTTAGCAGGACCTATTATATATGGTACTGATATTTTTAAATTAAGTACACAAAAAACCGAAATGGTTTCTGTAATGAAAGATTCGGTTAATCCAAACAATTCATCAGATAGTGGTCTTTTAGGAAACGCATTTGAAAAAGGAAAAGAAAAAGGATTAGAATTATTAAATAAAATAGGTGTACAACTTCCACAAAAACTAATACCAACCCGTATATTTTTAAATAAAGAATTTAAAGCAGGTAAAGAACCGGATACTATGGTTACACTTGCTAAAATTAAAGGAGATGGTGCTGGTAATTTAGCTGGAAAGTTTTTAGCTCAAAATGCAAAAGGAACTCCAAAACAAATAGGTAACCAAATATTAGGTGGTGGTATTAATTTACTAAAAGGTGAAGTTAAGAAAAAACTATTTGGAGCACCAAAGCAAGGTGCACAAAACCTTGCGAAAAAAGGTGAAAATGATGTTCAATATGATAGCACGGCGAGATATTCAGATACGATTAATCCAATTGATGAGGATTATTTCAAAAGAAATGACCTTTCATCTATATTAGTTGCACAAGGTACAAAAGAAAATGCTGACCCAGCTGTTAAAAAAAGAGTAGATGAATTAGTTCCTAAAGGAAAATCTATAACTACTTCAAAAAATCCATTTGCTAAGTTAGGTGAAAAAATTGGTGATATTAAAAAAGAAAGTGAACAAAAATTATCGCAAGCAAAAAAAGTAGGACAACAACAATTATCAGCTGGTAAAAAAGTTGGTGATACTAAAGATGGCGGGTCATCAACTGGAGCAGATTCAATAATTAGATATTCCGATACTGTTGATGAAACACAGGATGATGCAAAGTTAAGAAATGACCTTTCCACTATACTTCTATCAAAAGTACAAAAAGAAACTCAAAATCCTGATAATAAAAAGCAAATTGATGCAATAAAAGGTAATGTAGGCGCTTTAAATGTAAAACAAAACCCATTTGCAAAATCCGCCGATAAAGTTAAATCGGCAGATACTGAAACAAAACCCGGATTAGAATCTGGTAGAAAATTAGGGCAACAATCTATTGCAGCTGGTAAAAAAATTGGTGAGACAGCGGATACTGCTGGGGGTAAAATTGTATATTCTAATACTGTAGATGAAACACAAGATGATGTAAAATTAAGAAATGATTTATCAACAAAATTACAAGCATTAGTACAAGCAAGCAGTGCGGTTACTTCGACCGGTGGTACTATTTCTGGATTGTCCAGGTCCGATGTGACAAAAAATATGTATTCAACGGAGAAAAATAGTAAAACCGGTAAAAAGGCAGTATCTTTAAAAACAAAATATGGCATAGATAGTTCAGATAAGTTGGATTTCTTAAATGAAAAAACAGTATACACATCTGACCCTCTCCAATTAAGAGATGGTACACTATTAGATGACCATGATTTTATAATTCTTAAATTCAAATCAATTCATACAGGAGAGGTTGTAAGTTTTAGAGCAACTGTAAGTGGTATATCGGAAACAATATCACCATCATGGGATAGTGCAAAGTTTATAGGTTCTCCTTTTAATTATTACACATATTCAAGTATAGAAAGAAGTGTAAGTTTTAATTTTAAAGTATATTCAACAACACCTACACAACACATAGCATGTTGGCAACGATTAAACTTTTTAACTGGATTAACATACCCACAGGGTTACTCCGGTCCATACGCAGTTCCTCCATTTGTAGAATTCACATTGGGTAGTTTATATAAACGTAGAGCTACTTATATTGAATCTCTATCATACGCTGTAGATGATAATGGTGGTTGGGAAATTGGTTCTATTGGAGTATCCGAAAAGGTAAAGGTTAATGGTAAAGATGTTTCGATGAAAGATTACAAATTACCAATGGTTGTAGATGTTTCCATTACTTTAAAAATATTGGAAGCAAAAGGTACAACCGATGCTAAAAAGTTTTATGGATTTTCTAGATTGGGGGCAAATAATTCAGTTCCACCAATGAATGATAAACCAACTACATCAACTAACGCACAAAAAGCAGGCGATTCTAACATATCAGCAGATTCAACCAAAGTTGAATCATCCGAAACTCTTAAACAAGGTAATTTAAAAACTTTAAATAATAAAGAAGCTAATAAAGAAACGGACGGAAATAAATCCGCAATCTCTAGTTTTACGAAGAAAGATACAGGACCTCAATTTGATGCCTTTGGTAATATAACTAACGAAGGTAAATTTTCTAGAAAGTTTGTAAGCGGTCCTCAATTTGATGCCTTTGGTAATATAACTAACGAAGGGCAATTTTAAATATATAACTTATGAGCAGATATAGAAATAATCCTACTAAAAAAACTTTTGATGGCAGAGAAGTATATAGAACAAGAATATACCCAAATATTCCATTAAAGGATACGGATGTTTATGTAATGACCGAAACTGGTGACAGACTGGATACATTGGCATTTCAATATTACGAAGATTCATCATTGTGGTGGATAATCGCTGCGGCGAATAATATACATGATGCACCAATGGGATTGCAAGATGGTACTATATTAAGAATACCATTAAACTACATTCAAATAAACAGTAATTTTATAAAATAATTTATGTCAAGTTTTCCTAATTTATCAAATTTAGCGGGGTATGTAAAAAAGGCATTAGATAACAGAATTGGTAATATTCAAAACATATCGCAATTAAATGCTTGGGTTAGAGTATCCTCTGGTGTTGGCGGAGGGCTTATGTTGTTGTCTAATCCTAATTTTGGATTATTTAAAGCAGCTGGTGAAAATGGGTCTATATACGGAAATGGTACATCCAGTGGTACATTAGGAACTACCTGGGGAGGGGGCCCAGTTTATGCGGAAACAAATGATTCTGGATTTAGGCCTAAACCAAATATTACATCTATTGAAATCGATGAAGGGGCTGGTACGTTAAGTAGAAAAGCATCGTTCACTATAACATGCTACACCAAAGGACAATTAGATACTTTGTGTGAATATTTTTTAGAACCTGGATATTCTATTTTTTTGGAATGGGGTTGGAATGTACCTGAATCGTTAAATTCATATAGTCCCACATTAGGTGCTGGTACAGTAGCAAATTTTCAAAGTTTTAAAAATGTAAATGCTGCAAGGGCAAACTCAAATGGTACTTATGATAACTATTTAGGATTTATAACTGGAGGTGGTATTTCATCTACCGCAGATACTTATGAGATAAGTGTTAAGTGTACGGGATTTACCGAATTACCTGCTTATTTTATGGGAGCCGATAATTCAGAAGATTCAGAAAATGACGAAAAAATAACAGAACCGGAATATAGTACTTCACAAATATCTGGTGAAACCAATTTGGGTAAAAAAAGATTTATGATGGCTTTTAATAGATTGCCATCAAATAGAAGAACTACTAGAGTATCATCTTTAATAGTAAACCCATTGGTAGCAAATCCTTCTAATTTTATAAATGTTGATGAAACTGTAAAAGCAAAAGTAAATGAATGTGTGGGTGGAACTGAATTGTTTGGAATATCGTTAAATGATGAAGAAGCAAATGTAGGTGGAGTGACTCAAGAATTCCCATCAGGAACGGAAATTATAAAGGATGAATCTTATATACGTTTTGGTACATTGATGGAAATACTTAACCAAATTGGTATTGAGGGGTTTATGATTGGGGGAAACATTGTAAAAACACAAATAAATACAAAAACCACAGTTTGTTGTGCATTTCCAAAAATATTTAGTACTGATAAGAAAAAATTATTTATACCAAATAAAACCGCTCCTTTATTTGATTTAGTTAAAGCAGCAAATAGCCCAACCGATAATGGTGTAAGTGATAAAGCAATTGATGATTGTTCTGTGGTTAATGTAAATGATTCCGCTCGACCAATCATGTTCCCAGCGGCAGGAGAAATAGCAAATGGTGTTGCTGGTGGTAGAGTTATTGTTAGTCCTAAAGTAGATGGTACATTTGAAGCATTGAATAAAAAGAATGGCCAATGGGGATTTTTAGATGACCTTTATGTGAATTTAGATTTTGCAAAGGGAATATTAGAGACCAAAAACTTTTCTATGAGAAATGCATTATATCAAATATTAAATGGAATGTCAGCAGCCGCAGGTGGATTGTGGGATTTCCAAATAATGTCTGATGAGAATGATACTGAATTAAGAGTTGTTGATATGAATTTAACACCAACAGGTCCACAAGAACCATATCAATTCGTATTGGCTGGAGTTAATTCTATTTTTATAGATGCATCATTGGATATGGATATTGGTGGTGCAAAAATGAATCAGATAATTGGAAATAGATTAGGACAGACAATCAATGGGAGTCAAAAGGATGTTAAATCAAAAGATAAAGTAGGATTATTTACTAATAAAGAGGACCAGATTTTAAAAGAAGTAAGAAGGAGAGAAGAACCACCACCACCAAAAGATGCTACACCACCTGAAGGTCCTACTGATGAGGAACTTGAGGAAGCAAAAATCAAAAACTTACAATTGTTTTTGGATAAAGTTGGATTGATGCCCAGACCGCATTTTGATGATAAATATCCATTTGAGGCAGACTTGAAGGTAAGTACATTTACGGTCGCATACAATGACCAAGCAGTTTTTGAATTTTTCAAAAATCAAAACGATAAAACGGCAGTACAAACTGAACCGGGTGGGGTTGGTCCTATTATGCCAATTAAATTTACATTTACAATACATGGGTTAAGTGGTATTAAAAGAGGTGATAAGTTCAAAGTGTTGGGGTTACCTAAAAATTACGAAACAACAGGGTTTTTCCAAGTAACATCAGTTAAACATACTATAACCGATATGTTATGGAAAACTGATGTAGAAGGAAGCTTTAGACAATCAAGATAATATGTTAGATATTAATCGATATAAAAAAATAAATAGTCCTGATGTACTTTATAATAGTATAAAGATAAAAACTCATGTGGCAACACCAACTCAAACGGATTATAAAAGAGGATATATAACAAGATATTTTATACAAAAAGCAAACGATACTGAATCAACTATATATGAAGTGGATTATATAGGGTTTAGTAAATTTATAGATAATCCATTTTATACACATGTAAATTTAAATTGGAGATTGATTGGTACTGATGAGCAAATAAAGGATTCTAATTTTAAAGCAATACGTTTATTGGCTCCAAAAATACCAAAACTTCAATTGTATCTTCCAAACTTATTACAGTTTAAGCAAAAAAATGATTTGGAAGTTTAATTATTTTTTCGTATATTTGTATTTATAAATAATGGGGATGTGATGGCATTTGATTGCAATGCGAATAGTAGTATCACACGTAGTGGGATGGGTTCTCTCACCACTTTAATCTCGGAATCAAACAATAACCGACGTAGAATTATCT